GGAAAATTATTATAAGGAGACTAAAATGAAAGCAGGAAAGATTTGGGGACAAACTGAACTTATACATGCTAACGGTGTGCTTGAATTTCACCGCATTGAATATAAGGCAGGATACAAATGTTCAGAACATGAACACAAGTATAAATGGAACGGATTCTTTGTTGAATCGGGCAAGATGATTGTTCGTGTTTGGCAGGATGCGGATCAAGAAGGATTGGTTGATGAAACCATTCTTGGTCCGGGGGATTTCACGCAAGTGAAGCCCGGCAAGATTCACCAGTTTGAAGGTTTGGAAGACGGTGTCGCTTTTGAACTATACTGGGCTGAATTTAATCACGATGATATCGTGAGACGTACAATAGGCACTGAAGTAACAAAAGGAAAGAAGTAATATGTTTACAAAACTATTAAATGGTGTGGACAGAGCACTAGCAACTAAACTAGTAATCCTACACACTTTGGTAATTGCAGTTAGTAATTACTTGGTAACAATTAGATTCGATTTATTCCCTGGCGCAGACTTACCATTGTTTGGTTCGTTTCCATTAGCGGCGGCGGCGTTTACGTTTCCGATTGTTGTAGTAGCAACCGACTTAACTGTAAGATTGGTTGGTAAGGAAGCAGGCCGTGCTGTTGTAGCAATGGCTATCATTCCTGCTATTATTGCATCTGTGCTTGTACTACTAGCACTAGGTGACGAACATGCATACAGAGTAGGTATTGCATCAGGTACTGCATACGCAGTTGGTACAATGCTTGACGTATATGTATTCCAGCACATTAGAGAGCGTTATACAGAAGCATGGTGGGCGGCGCCTGCAATTTCAACTATTGTGGCAAATATCATTGATACGTACACTTTCTTCTATACAGCGTTTTATCCTGCACCGTGGGTACATGGCGTAGCATTCAACAACACGCTGACTAAGATTGTTGTAGGATTAATTGTATTCCTACCAGCATACGGTGTATTGTTAAGTTACCTTAGAAGCAGGTTGGGTAAGGTATAAACTTGTTTTCTAAAGGATACATAACTCAACTCCAAAGCCTACACGGTGACACAAGTCGTCCACAAGGCTTTGGAGGTAAGGTAAAGAAGTTAGGCAAGTTCCATGATTATATGAAAGAGTGGAATCCTACTACCTTACTTGATTATGGATGCGGCAAGGGACATATACTTGAACATTTAGGGATAACATATCCTAATACACAATGTGAAGGTTATGACCCTGCCGTTCCTTTTTTCAGTGAAATAAAAAGAGACACATATGAATGTGTCTTTTCGAATGATGTGCTAGAACACATCGAACCAGAATTTTTAGATGAAGTATTACATCACATTGATAAACTTAGTACCAGATATGTTTGGCTAAGAATAGATACTCATCCTGCACGTAAATTTTTACCAGACGGTCGAAACGCACATATTAGTTTGCATGATGATGATTGGTGGATGGAAAAATTGGAAGAAGAATTAACATCATGTTGTACGTATTACAACTTAGACAAGAAAGGAAAATTTGATGTCGCGTTCGAAAAGACTAATGCCTAATGAACCCCTTATATATGAGCGTGCCAATAATGTTGTCTATGCTCGTTATCCAAATAGGCCAGACATTGAACGTTGGATAGTAGGAGGCGATCCGGGATCAATAAAGTACAATAACAGTGGGGATCTTATCGATTACTCAGAATGGTTAAATTTATGCGAGATAGCAAACGACAATGTTACGTTACAAAAATTAATGGATAAGTTGGTAACAACCTATTATGTAATTAAGGATAGCAAATGAGAATTATTGCAGGACCATGTCAGCACGAAACACTAGAACAAAGTTTAGAAATTGCTACAGAGTGTAAGCGTGTGTGCGACAAGTATGGCATTGATTATTATTTCAAAGCAAGTTTTGACAAGGCAAATCGCACAAGCATAAACGGTAAGCGTGGCAGAGGATTGCACGAAACCATTCGTGACTTTCTTGAGATGAAAGATAAAATTCCTAATTTAAAAATCCTTACTGATGTGCATGAGCGTGAACAGGTAGGATGGTTAAAAGGAATCGTAGATGTTATGCAAATTCCTGCATTCTTGTGTAGGCAAACAGATTTAATACAAGAAGTATGTAAAACAGATAGCATTGTTAATATTAAGAAAGGTCAATTCCTGGCAGCTTGGGACGTTGCCGGTATACTTTCAAAAACAGAAGGTGCCAAAGAAGTTTGGATAACAGAAAGGGGTACTAGTTTTGGATATAACAATTTGGTCGTGGATTTTGCTGGTCTACAATATATGCTTAATAACTTTAATATTCCTATCGTGTTGGATGCTACTCACGCAGTACAGAAACCGGGAGGCCAGGGTGATAGTAGCGGCGGCAATCGTGATTACGTCCCTGGGCTCACTAGGGCTGGGTCTGCTCTTGGGATCAACTCCTTCTTTATGGAAGTCCATGCTAACCCTGATATAGCACCTAGTGATGGTCCTAACATGCTCAAACTAGAAACCTTCGAGGAGGTTGTCCGTGACATCATCGGCTATTCTTATTCCCGCTAGGTACGGTAGCACACGTTATCCTGGCAAGCCTCTTGCTATGTTAGATGGTGTTCCTATGATTAAACGTGTGTATGACGCTTGTACAGCGTCTAAGATACCAACATACGTGCTTACTGACGACATGCGTATATTCAATTTGTTTGGTCCTAACAAGTGTTGGATTGAACAAGAACATGTTGCATCTTATGCAAATGGCACTGAACGTGTTGCAGGCGCTGTTGCAAAATGGACAGAACTAGATCAATACGATAATTTTGTAAATGTGCAAGGTGACATGCCAGACGTAACATTAGATATAATCGAAAAAGTAATTTGGCATTTACAACATTATCCTATTACAACAGTATGGACTAACATGCCAGAAGAAAAACAAAATGATCCTAACACTGTAAAAATGATTCGTGCAGGAGATCAAGCTCTTTGGTTTGGTAGAGGTATGACTGGATACGGAGATTGGCACTTAGGTGTTTATGGATATAAAAGAAATCCATTAGAATTTTATAGTACATATGAAGTTGAAAAAGAAGAAAAAATTGAGCAACTTGAGCAACTGCGTTGGCTAAAAAACGGTTGGCAAATAGGTTGTTTGAGTGTACAATATAATGGAGTTGAAATAAATTCTCCGGAGGATGTAACTGAATGGCAGAACAAAAATTACCTTTAAAAGATATATTAGCCGCAATTGATATGCACGGTTCTGGTGTATGGGATGAGCTAGACCAAGAACAAAGAAAGCAAATTAACTTTTGGCTGTTGAATCGTTATGCCAGTTCGGTCTCCGGTAAGCGTGAAGCACAGGAATTGTCCATTTTTAAAACAAACGAATATTACAATAAGAATTACAACACTGTACGCAAACACGAAAAACTGCTTTGGTTATTGCTATGTATGACAGCAAACGACAAGCGTAGCATACAGTTTCATAAATGGATTGGTTTGAAGTATGGCAAAAGTTCTAGCAAGATAATCACGTTGCTTGGTAACATATATCCAAACGCCAAGACAAGTGAACTAGAAATGTTAGCATCACTAAACACGAAAAAAGAATTAAAGGAACTTGGAATCCAACACGGATATGATGAAAAAGAATTAGACAAGGTATTAAAGTAAGGATGTTTCAGTTGAGTAAGATAGAAATAGATAAGCCGTTTAAGTGTGAATTTTGTGGTAGCAAGTACACAAAAGAACGAACACTTATGACGCATGTTTGTGAACAAAAGCGTAGGCATCTAGCAAAAAATGAAAAGCATGTTCAATATGGATACATTACGTTTAATAGATTTTATCAGTTGATGCAAAAGTTTCAAGGAAATAAAACATACGATGATTTTGCAAAAAGCCAATACTATAATGCGTTTGTTAAGTTTGGTAGTTTTGTTAGCAATGTAAATCCTTTGTATCCAGAAAAGTATATTGACTTTGTTGTTACAAGCGGAGTAAAATTAGATCACTGGGCTAGAGAAGATTTGTATTACAAGTATGTAATGGATCTTATCAGAAAAGAATCAGTTGAAACAGCATTAGAAAGAAGCATTGCAACAATGATGGAATGGGCAAATGAAAGAGAAAGTTCATGGAATCATTATTTTAACTATGCTTCGTTAAACAGAATCATTTATGATCTCAAGGACGGTAAAATAAGTCCTTGGTTGGTATTAAACTGTAAGAGCGGCAAGACTGCATTATCAAAGTTTAATGACGAACAATTACAGATGGTATACCATGTGTTAGATCCAGAATACTGGAAAAGACATTTCATGAAAAAGAAAATTGATGTTGAATTAGTAAAAGAAGTTGTCAAGGAAGGCAAACTATAAAGGAGCAATATGGCTAAGAAAAGATCAGATGGAACTGCTGGCGAAGTAAAGAAAGAAGAAGAGTTTAACAAGGATGAATTCGTTCTTGTATCAAACAAGATCAATGGAGAAATGATTGATCGCATATACGGTGGCGGACATCTTAGAATGCGTTTAATGCAAAAGGACGGTACTGAATATAAAGGCGGTATCAAAACAAAAACCATTACAGTAACAGGTACTGACGGATCTAGATTTAAAAGTTTTGTACACGTAACGGACGACGGAAGATGGTTTGATAGAGGCGGGATGCCAATAGATGCTCCAAAGAAAGTAGACGAAGAAGATGGCGACACAGAAGAATAAACAAACTAACAAATGGACAGCATAGAATGCCAGATATTGATATAGATTTTGCTGATAGAAATGATATCTTAAACAAGATCAAGCATCGTGTTGCTAGACTAGACACAGGCAAAAAACACAACACCGGAATCTATGTCACCGAAGTTCCACACAATCCAGTAGACAACTTGGCAACAATAGATTACAAAGATGCAGAAGAACGTGGTTATTTTAAACTTGATTTTCTAAACGTAAATATATACAAGAATGTCAAAGACGAAGAACACCTACAACAATTAATGGAGAAGGAACCGTTATGGGATTTGCTCACGCACAAAGAATTCAGCGATCAATTATTTCACGTCGCAGGACACAATACGTTATTGAAAGAAATGAAACCGAAGTCCTTAGAACAACTAGCGGCTTGCCTAGCAATGATACGTCCCGCGAAGAGGAATTTAGTTGGACAACCGTGGGATACGGTGATGAAGAGCGTGTGGACGAAACCGGAGAACGGTGACTACTATTTTAAGAAGGCACATGCAATGAGTTACGCAATGGCTGTTGTTGTGCATATGAATCTTACATGTGAAATGATAAGTCGACAGAGTGCAGGATCATGATACCAGAAATGCATAACCCAAGACCACCAAAAAATGATCTAGGCAAATGGCCTTTTTGGAGTTCACCATCTCATCTAGCATTTGATTATATAATTAAGATTGCTTTATTCTTGATAGGTATTCCTATGCTGTTTGGTGTTGCGTTTACACCCATAGGATTGCTTTTTAACTATCTATTAATTGATTATCTAATATACACCCAGTACAAGCGTATTAGTTCTTAGGCTTACGCACTAACTGTACGCTTTTTCTCTTTACCCGCTTAACATGCATGTCATTTAAATTAACACTGTGTCCTAGCACGATTTTTACATCTTTGCTGTTCATGGTCATTTGGCAGTGCTTAAAACCCTCAAGTTCCTTGCGTAGGAATATGCTTATGGGTATCATTCTGTTTGATTCCCACCACCATACTTCTCCCAAGTCGAGCAACTGCTGTTTTTCTTCCTCAGTCCTTAATAGATCTATGTTGTATATTGTAGTAACATACTGATCTTGATTTACTATTATACCTACATATTCTTCGCCACCGTAGGTTAGGACGCTTAAAAAAGGGAATTTTTCTTTTATGTTATCTGTCAGTTTTACCATAAATATACTTATAGGATGTTATTATCATGCAGAGCATTTCAAGGTATTTAGTAAGTAACAACAACACAGTCGTGATAGATTGGATTCTATCTGACGAACGGGAGTATAGGAAAGTGTATCAGAGAGATTTAAAAGTTTATAGAGGTATAGACAATGACATACAGTTTGTCGTAAAAAATGCTGATCAAAAACCAGTTGACATATCCTTGTACAAGGCTTGGTTTCTAGCAATGTACAAAGGAAAGGAACTGATTAGACAGCAAGCAACAATATTAGATGACGGATCATCAACAACACTAAGAGGAAAACTAAGTGTTAATGTAAGCGAAAACCTACTGCTGGACATTCCACACAGTGCGTTGGATTACTCCATATACCTTGAAGATACTAACGAAGATAAAACAATAACATACGCTGATACACAGTATGGTGTTTGTGGAAATTTATTAGTACTAGACTGCGGATTACCACAACCAAAATCCAGTATTGAGATAACCAACTTTTCCGATTCAGGAGATCTTAAGATCAGCGATGCTTCAAATGCTGAACCAGGAATCAATGGCAATGATGCATTGCACACGGCAACAATATATGCTTCAAACTTTGCAGGTGACCTAGTTATGCAAGGTACACTACATGACAGTTTGGACAACACCACAAAATGGTTTGATATTGAAACCGTAACGCTGTCAAATGAAGCAGAACCAAAAATAGTTAACGCTAACGGTGTGTTTTCATATCTAAGATTCAAATATGATACAACACAAGCAAATGGCTCAATTGATAAGATTTTATTAAGAAACTAGTTGACTTTTCTTGCATAATACATTATACTTTATAGTATGAGTATTGTGGACGCATTTCTTCAATTTTTACCCGCTAAAAGGAAGCAAACACCTAGTGGTTGGATTTCCTTTAATGCTCCGTGTTGTGTGCATAATGGTGAAAGCCAAGATACCAGACAACGTGGCGGGGTAATAGTTAACAACGAGGGTGGAGTTAGTTTCCACTGTTTTAACTGTGGGTTCAAGACAAGTTGGACGCCTGGTAGAAATCTATCCTACAAGATGCGTAGGCTGTTGATGTGGTTAGGTGCTCCAGACGATACCATAAACAAGTTGGCATTCGAAGCATTGCAGATGCGTGATTCCATGTCGATTGAAAATGACACAATACTCAGCCTGCCCAAGTTTAATACCGTTGAGCTACCTGAAGGATCAAAATCCATCATGGAGTTTGATTCCATAGACAGCAAGGAACTTCATTCGGTGATACAGTACATGAGCAATAGGCAGTTGTTTCTTGAGGACTATCCATATCATTGGTCCAACAACACTGGGTTTAGAAACAGGTTGATAATTCCGTTCATGTATGAAGGACGTGTGGTAGGCTATACTGCAAGATCAGTAAACGACAGGAATCCAAAGTATCTAACAAATTCGCAACCAGGGTATGTGTTTAATCTTGACAACCAAGAAGACAGAGCATATACCATAGTGGTTGAAGGTCCGTTTGATGCACTGAGCATCGATGGCGTTGCGATACTGGGGAGTGAAATAAAAGACACACAGGCTATGTTTATTAACAGGCTAGGAACACAAACCATAGTGGTTCCGGATAGAGATGACGCAGGCAAGAAGATGGTAGAGCAAGCACTGGATCTAGGTTGGGGTGTTAGCATGCCAGAGTGGGAAGAAGGAATCAACGATGTCAATGATGCGGTTCTTCGTTATGGAAGGGTGTATACCATGTTTACCATAATGGACGCATACAGCGATTCAAAACTAAAAACACAACTTCGAGCAAAGAAGTGGTTTAACTAGGAGAATATATGACAAAGAACAAAAGCAAAACCTTGATACGCAAAGAACAAGAACACAAGTGGTACGATAGAAAGATAAACGAAATGGAAAAGGAAAGGCAGTTTGACAGAAGTTGGGACGCAAAGGCACTGCTAACAAAAATGAAAAAGATCAAACTATCCCTAAAGGAATCAATCGAGAAAATGAAAAATGCATAACGAACTTCTCGAGCAGATATTAAATGACATAAAAGAGCTTGACCAGAAGATGGATCGTGTGTTACAATATCTAGATAAACAACAAGTGGAAACAAGAAATTTAAAGATAAAAGATGCCATGCTAAAAGGCGGCAGAGTGTTTAAGAAGGAATAACATGAATCAAAACGTAGACTATGGATTTGATATACAGAAGGTATATTTGGAAATGATGCTGGGTGATGCTGAAACGTTTGTGCGTTGCCAAGCAATATTTGAACCATCCATATTTGATAGACGCTTACAGCCAGCCGCAGACTTTGTCAAGAAGTATGTGGAAGAACACAACGTTCTGCCCACACAGGACATGGTAAATGCCATTAGCGATGTTGAGCTAAAGGTAACTTCTGATCTAAGAGAAGAACACTATGATTGGTTGCTCAGTGACTTTGAAACGTTTGCAAGACACAAGAATCTAGAAGCGGCAATTCTCAAGGGTGCTGATCTCGTTGAAAAGGGAGAGTATGGCACGGTTGAGGACTTGGTCAAGAAGGCAGTACAGATAGGACTGCAAAAGGATCTAGGCACAGACTACTTTGCTGATCCCAAACGTAGATTGGAAGCAATCAAGGATAACAACGGACAGGTCAGCACAGGCTGGCAAGCACTGGACAGGAAACTGTTTGGTGGATTCAACAGAGGCGAACTGAACATCTTTGCAGGTGGCTCGGGTGCAGGTAAATCCTTGTTCCTTGCTAACCTAGGTGTTAACTTTGCATTGGAAGGCATGAACGTGTTGTATCTTACTTTTGAATTGAGTGAGAATCTAGTGGCAATGCGTGTTGACTCAATGACCACTGACATTCCAAGCAGAGACATTTTCAAGAACATTGATGATGTTGAGATGAAGGTCAAGATGGTTGGCAAGAAGTCAGGTGCATTCCAGATCAAGTACATGCCTGCGGGTAAGACATCAAACGACATACGTTCCTATGTTAAGGAGTATGAGATCAAGACGGGTAAGAAGTTTGATGTGCTGTTGGTAGACTATTTGGATTTGCTAAGTCCGGTCAGCGTCAAGGTAAGTGCGGAGAATCTGTTTATCAAGGACAAGTATGTATCGGAAGAACTGCGTAACCTAGCAATGGAATTGCAAACGGTATTTGTTACGGCAAGTCAGTTGAACAGAGCGGCCGTGGAAGAAATTGAGTTTGATCACTCACACATATCAGGCGGACTATCCAAGATACAAACGGCGGATAATGTTATCGGTATCT